TGTTACCTGCTGGGGACTGGAACTGGTCAGCCGATAAGACACCTGTACCAGATTACATAGAGAATGCTGGCAAGGGTAATGTTATAGACCAAAACGGTCAAGTATTGCAACAGGATTATGAGCAAACATCAGATCATGCAGAACGTGAAGAGCGCGCAGAGAACAGGATAAAGGATTGGTTAGTTGAAACTCGCTATCATGCAGAGTGCAGAAAGGTTATAGAATCGTCTGGTCGTCTTGGAACTGGCGTACTGAAAGGGCCATTCCCGCAAAAGCGCAAGACAAAAGCGTTTTACAATAACACGCTTGAGATAATTGAAGAGGTTGTTCCGTCAACCAAAGCAATCGATATCTGGGATTTCTTTCCAGATTATCCTAACTGCGGTGAAGATATCCAGGATGGTGAGTTTGTATTCGAGCGTGATTACATCACAGCCAAGGATTTAAACGAGTTTGCAAACTCTCCTGAACTTGGATATTTCTCTGATGCAATCAAGAAAGTTATCGAAGAAGGGCCTGGAAAGAAATATACCGATGGTTCTGGCAAAACAAAGTCAGAAGATATGTTTGAGGTTTGGTACTACACCGGCTGGATTGATGTAGAACAAACACAGATATTTGATGATGACGACCAAGGAATTGAAGGTGGAGATGATGACGAGTGCGCAGACTTCCGCATGTTCGTTATTGTTATGGTCAATGATACCATTATCAAGGGCCATGAAAGCCCACTAGATACAACATTTCCTTATGATGTAATGGTGTGGCAGCGTGTCGCAAATATGCCTTGGGGTATTGGCGTGTCTAGGCAAATGCGTGAATCGCAACAGTTTATGACTGTATCAGCGCGCAACCTGGTTGATAACATGGGACTTGCTGCTATTCCTATGATTGCTATTCGCCGTGATGGGATAGAGCCAGAGAACAAGCAGTGGGAGCTGAAGAAAGGTAAAGTCTGGTGGCTTACTGATGAAATGGTTAAGGCTATCACTGATTCCATCCAGTTCTTAGCAGTTCCATCGATGCAGACAGAGTTGATTGCTAACATGCAGCTTGCAACAAAGATGGCAGAGGACATGACAGGCATTAACTTTCTTCTGCAAGGTCAGCAAGGTTCGGCTCCTGATACTGTCGGCGGTATGGAATTGTTGCACCGCAACGCATCATCTTTACTTAGACGTATCGCAAGATTATTCGATGAGAATGTCACCGAGCGGCACATTAAGCGTTATCACGAATGGTTACTGCTTTACGGCAAAGATGATGAGAAGTGCTACTTGCAGATTCAGGCAATTGGTTCAAGCGCATTAGTGGAGCGCGAGATACAGGCTATGCAAGCGGTTCAATTGCTGCAACTGGCTATGAATCCTGCATTTGGCATGTCTCCTAAGAAAGCTGCTGATGAAGTTCTCAGGGCATGGAGATTTGAGCCGTCCAAGTTTGCTATGGATGAGCAAGAGAAACAGGCTATGCAACAGAATCAACCAACAACGCCAGCTGTTCAGGCCGCTCAGATTAGAGTTCAAGGAGACTTGCAGAAAGAGCAAATGCGCCAACAAACTGAAGCTGAAAAGATCAAGGTTGATATGGATCGTGATGCGTTATTCCAACAAGGTGTTGCTCAACGCGCGCAGGTTGATTACGAATACAAGCAGTCATTATTGCAGCTAGAAGTTCAGAAGATGCAGCTACAGAAAGAATTGGCCATGATGGATTACGCCAGCAAGCACCAGATTTCACTTGATCAGATTAAATCTGAACTTGCTAGAGATAGCATGAAAGCAAATCTTACTAAGCAGCTTGCAGAAATGGAAGCTACCGCAGATAAGATGCCAAAACCATTAATTGAGCCACCTGGACGCGCTGCTACTGGCAAGAGTTATACTGAATGATAGATAATCCGCCAGAGAAGTTTGAGCTTACCGCGTCAGACAAAAACAGTATTACGTGGCAGAAACTTAGCGATCACTTTGAAAAGTCTATTGCTACGCTGCGAGAAAAGAATGATTCAATCGGGAACGATGAGCGAGAAACACTAAAGATTAGAGCAGAAATAGCGCTGTACAAATCTTTGCTGAAATTATAAGAATAATTTAATAATATTTTATGGGCTACTAACATGGGCGAAAAAGACTGTCCACATTCACAGGAAATAGGTGCATTGCAAGCGCAGTTGTATTCATTGAAAGAGCGCGTTGAAGCGGTGGAAAAGACCACTACAGACAATGCAAATCAAATATTAATTGGATTAACGGAAGACAAGTCAAACAGTATTTGGATAGACCGTATTGCCAGGTTGGTTGGATATGCTTTTATTATCGGCGTGTTAGCAGCTACAGGCAAGGTAATCGGAATCGGTGAGATAGTTATGAGGCTGCTTAAACTCTAATGTGGCCATTTAATATTTTCGGCATGAACTGCCAAGCCGTTAATCAAGCATTGATAAGGCAGGAACTTTTATTGAAGGGAATATTAATGAATCAAGAAGAATTGGTAGTTCAGTTGAACTTATCTAAAGCATTGAATGCTTAGTTAGTAGCTCTTATTCAGTCTTTGCAAACCGCTATTGAGAATGCAAATACCCACAATGTTGCGCCAGAAGTTGAGGCGGCAATTACGGATTTACTCGCTGCTCAGAAAGCTGCATTGCCACCAGAGACAACTGAACCAGCAGCATAACACAAAACAGATTTAAGTATCGCCGGAGCCGCCATTGAGCGGCTTTTTTATTTGAGAGGGAAATATGCACTATAGAAATGGACGTGAAGCAAAAAATGGGGACAAGATTGTAAAACTAGCTGGAGGAAAAATTGTTGCCTTTGGGGTTCTACACAGCGCCACACCTGGCAATGACTTTTGTAATGGGAATATTGCGGTTGTTCAATCCACAACAGAAGGAGCTTGCATGGTTGATTGTCTTAACATCGACGATGTCGCAGAATTATTGAAAGATTATGGCCTTAGCGATAGGCCAAAGGGAAATTAAGCAACGCACTAACACTGGTCGCTTTCGAGCGGCTTTTTATTTTTAACAGACCGAGAGGCCGAAAACATGAAAGTTGAAACTGTAGATCAAGACGAAGCAATTATTATCGAAGCCGCTAAGGCGCAACAGAAAGCAATGCTTGACGGTACTGAGCCGCCAGAGATTATAGAAGTTGAAGCCGAGAAACCTGAAGAAGAGCAGGAAGCGCAGGAAGAAAATAATCAAGAGTCCGATGATCCGGCAGAACTTTCACCAGAACAAAAGCTGCAAGCCGCATACGAAGATCGCATTCAGAAACTAGAGCGAGCATTGGCTAAGACTAATGGCACTTACGGTAATGAATTGCAGAATTTGAGAGCAAAGCTGGCAGAAGTGGAATCCAGAAAATCTCAAATAATCGGAAGTATTACTCCAGATAAGTTGAAAAGGCTTAAAGAGCAATACGGTGATGATTTGGCTGAGGCTATCGCTGGAGACTTAACTGAGGCATTTGGATACAAAGAAGAGGAACCGGTAAAGCAAGAAAACAAGATTGATCCTCAAATAGAAAACATTAAGCAGACTGTAGACCAATTGGCCGCGCAGAATCGATTGATGTCTATGCGATCTCTTGAAGCTAAACATCCAGACTGGAAGACTACTGCACAGTGGACACCAGAGGAAATACCGGGAGTTGGCAGCGTTATTAGATGGAAGAATCCTGCATTTGGTGAATGGGTAGATAAACAAAGCGATGAACTGCGCGCTTCGGTATTCAATAGTGAAGACCCGGACACGCTATCAGAAATCATTACCGAGTTTAAAAATACCATCAAGCCAGCGGATGATTCATCCAATCAAGAGCAGACACCTCAAAAATCAAATGCACAGGATAGATTGAAAAAGGCAGTTCTACCCACGGGAAGACGTACAGGCGCTCATGAAATTCTTACTGAAGATGAAGAGATTGAGCAAGCGGCAAGGGAAGAACAAAAACGAATTATGGGTGTTACTAATTAAGGAATTATAAAATGGCTATTCAAACGTTAAATTTAAGCGCTCAGCGGGTAGGTATCGGGCTAGGCCGGATACTTGGACACGCTCAACCTAAGCTGGTATTAAGCACAGTTGGTCAGGTTGATATGCGCAAGAAAAATACCGGCGCAGTTGTTAAGTATCGTCGCTGGTTACCATTCGGCGCATCAACTTCTAACCCTAACAAGTTCTTTGCTGACGGTACCGGTGACCGTGCTTCTGCATA